CCAGCATCAGAGCCTTGCGCACGCCGGCCACCAGGACCTGGATGCCATCGTCGGTAAACGGCACCTTGCCGGGCGCGTTGACGAGCTGGGTGGCTACCTCGATCTTGACCTGCTCGGCCAGCCAGTCGCGGCCGCGGATGACGTCGATCCACTCGCCCGCGGCCACCTTGCCGTTCTGGGTCACCGCGAAGCTGCGCATCTGCTCGAAGGTGTTGGCGTTCTTGGCGTGCGCCGCCAGCGCCTGGCCCTCGGCCAGCCCGTCGTAGGTAATGCCGGCCAAGCGCGCGTTGGCCCAGGTTTCCCCGCCCGGATAGAACGTGAAGCGGTTGGCCGCCACCGCTGCCTCCACCGCCTCGCTGTCGGCCTTACCGTGAAACCAGACGTGCGTACGGAAATACTGCTTCTGCTGGCATTTCGAGGCCAGGTCGTCGGTGACGGCCGCGTCGAGGATGCCAGCCTGGGCGCTGGAAACGCCGAACAGCCGACCATTGGATTCGACCCATTCGGCAGCATCCAGGATGTCGGCCTCCTTGCGGCTGGCCAACGCAACGCCGTACCAGTCGGCGTTTTCCTTGCTGCATGCGGCCAGGGCAGCGGTCGGCGTCTCCGAGCTGGTCGCGATACCCACCGACAGATTGCCCTTGACCGCGACCGCTACTGCGGTACCGGAGTCCTTTGCCGTAATGGAGATCTCCGAGCCGACCGAGGTCGGCGACACCGGCGCGCCGCCTGCGACGATGGCCTGCACCAAACCGGCGGCGATCGTCGCCGGCGTGCTGTCGGCCAGGCCGGTGAACTTGGACGCCACCGACTGGACGTTGCCATCCTGACCTCGCCAGGACAACGTAATCGCATAGTCGCTGGTGTTTGCTCGCGTGACCGTGACGCGCGAGGTCTCCACATGGCGCCGGCCCACGAAAACTCGCGGCACCGTCGGGATCTGCTTGAAGGCGTCGCGCACGGCGATGTACAGCGGATCGGCCTGGCTCAGGCCCAGCTCCAGCAGTTCGTCCGCCTCCGAGACAACCAGGATGCGGCCGACCGCCAGCGCGTGTGCGCCCAGCACCAGGATGTCCGAGAAATTCTGTTGCTTGATCGCGGTGGTGTTCAGGGAGATCGCCACATTGACGATCCGTTCGAGGTTTGCCATGTGTGGCTCCAGTAAAAAAGCCGCCTGCAAGGCGGCCGGGTGGCAAGGGGGGAGCGGCCGCGCGCTTACGTGGCGGGTGCGATCGATTCGATAACAGGCACGGCCGCCAGGCTCGCGACGATGTAGCGCACGCCCAGCTCCAGAAGGGCGCGCTGCTCATACCGCGCCCCCTCGCGCAAGACGGGAATGTTCTGTAGGCGGCCTCGATCAAAGACCGCCAGGCCAAGGACTTCGGCGCGCTCCTCGAATTCGGGGTGCTGCAGGCGTAGCTGAAGCGTGTCCAGGCCGTCGTAGGCGCCGGCGCCGAACCCTTGCAGCTCCACCGTGGCGTCATTGTGTTGAGATATCAACGCGTTGCCGTCCTCATCCACCTCGCCCAGCTCCGCCCGGCTGGCCTGCGCCCAGCGCACCGCCAGGGCGATATACGGCGGCGCCGGCCGTGTGCCGTTCTCGTTGGCGAAGATCACGGGGATGCCGGCGGCGGCCGCCTCGATCAGCTCGAAAATCGCGTCTTCCGGTGTCATGGTTGTCCTGCGGATGTATGCGCCGATGGGACTATCGCGCCCGTGCTTTCACGGTCTGCGACTCGGCGCCGCCCTCTCCGGTGACCTGGATTGCCCGGCCGGACCCAGGGAGAGACCCAGCGGACGCTTAGCCCCGTCCGCGCCCGGTCCAGGTGGCCGGGGTGTGCTGGGAAGTCTGTTGCTCCTGATCGGCCAACAGCACAGCCAGGTAGCGGTAATGGGGAATGACGCCCGACTGCCAGGGCGCCACGCCCACCAGCAGGTATTCACCCGCTAGCGGCCCCGCGCCCCAGACCAGCCGATCGCCGCCGGTCCAGTCCTGGCCGGCCACGCTCAACAGCTCGGAGGTGTAGATCCGGACGGCCGCCCGTAGGCGGCGCCCTTCGGGGGTCGCCTGCAATTGCTCGTAGTCGCCCACCTTGGCCGGCTGCACCGAGGCGGAAATGGTTCTATCGGGAATGGGCTCGCCCTCGATCCAGCGCCCGCGCTCCCGGCGGCCGGGCAACTGGCCACGGATGACATGTGGTTTTCGGAAACTCATGCCACTACACCTTCTGGTACCGGACAGCGTTCACCAGCAGCCCGTGGTCGATCAGGGGCACATCGCTCCCCTTCCTGGCGACCGTCGATTTCGCGTTGGGCTTGGCCCATTCCTTGGAATGCTGGATGTGCGCCTTCTGGTGCTTTTCAGCGAACGTACCCAACTGATCCAGGGCCTGCTCCACGGTCAGGCTGCCGTCTTGGACGGCGCCCGCCATCCGCTCCATGGCCATGCCCAGCACTTCGCCATTCTTCTCGGCAAAGTCGCGGATGGCTGGCCGCGCGGGGATGTGCTCGGTGCCCAGCTCGTTCCAGATCGCGATATCTATCAGCTCGATCCCCGTCTTCGGGTCCCTGCCGGCATCCCGCTGGATGCCAAACTCGACGCCGCGCCCGTTGATGGCCTTGGCAAGACGCGCGTGCGCCTCCAGCCCCTTGTCGATCGCCTTAACCGCCACGGGGAATGCTCCTTATGGTGGCCGCGCCAACCTTGCAGATGCGCGCCAGCCGTTGGTACCTGTCATAGAAACCCGCCGGGTCCTCCGCGCCGGCCACTCGGCCATAGACGCGCTGCAGGTCGCCTTCCTTCTCGCTGACCAGGCCAGGCCTGGCCGTCACGCCGTCGGCGTCCGCTGCGCGCTGCGCCTTGATGCCGTACAGCAGCCAGGCGGCGTACCAAAGCTGTGCCTCGTCCTGCAACCTGGCGGGCAGGCATGCCGGCCGGTAGTCGGCGGCCATGGCCAGCGCCCGCTCCTTGTCCGGCGCCGGCAAGCTGGCCACCGCCGGCGCCAGGAAATCCAGATCGTCGATGGTGGCCGCCATGCTTACGACTCCTGCGAGCCACCGCCGGCCGGCGTATTCCCGCCGCCTTCGCCCGGAGCGGCAGCCTTCAAGGCCTCATACAGGCCCTGCAGTTCAGGCTTGGAGGCCGACGGCGAGTACTGGGCGCTCTGCTCATCGAGCCAGGCTTTCAGTTCCTTGACCGTGGACGGCTCCTTGTCCGCCTTCGCCGCAGGGGCCTGCTTGTCACCACGGCCCGGCGGAACGGCTGCATCCTCGCCGGGCGGGTCCGTCTCGACCAGCAGCTCGCGGTCGATCAGGTCCTGGACGCCGCGGTCCTCGGGGTTGACCCACGCGGCGCGCGTCGGCGCGATCACGGTATGGCCACCGATGTTGATGACCGCCTTGGTTCGGTTTTCGCAATACAGCATCAGATATCTCCCTTCGCCATCGACAGCGGGTAATACACGACCACCCCGCCGGCACGCGCCAGGCACGGCACGACGAGCTCAAGGCCCCGGGCCTGCGCCGCCAACTGGTTGAACGGCATCGGCAGCTCCATGGCGAGGTTTTCCTCGCTGTACTCGTAGGCCAGGATCAGATCCTTGCCGCCGGCGCCCGCCCCCTTGAACTCCGCGGCGCCGATGATCTGCAGGCCGGGATGCTTGTCCAGGAAGAACTGACCCACGGTCTTGCCGTTGGAATCTGGGACGCGGCCCGAAAAGATGCGGCTGCGCTGCTCGGTCGGCATGACGATGCGGGTGGGCGTGTGCACGTCCTTGGACTGGTTGGTCACCGCGTCGTAGATCATGTCCAGGTCGGCCAGGATCTGGTCGGGGGTCGTGGCCGGATTCAACCAGTCACCGTGCAGTCCCACCACCAGCGGCACGTTCGGGTGGTTCACCAGGCCGTACAGGCCGAACTTGCGATCGCCGATCAGCGCCATCTGGTTCAGCTTGATCTCGATCGCCTTGCGGGCTGCCATCGACTTGCGCGTGGGCAGGTCGCTGCGGTTGGCGGCGGCCGCCCGCAGCTCCATCACGCTGTAGCCGTAGGAGTCGCCGATGTTCTTGATCTGGGCGATCTTCTCTTCGCCTTTCACGTCCGCACGCGGCAGGTCGTCGGCGTAGTTGGCGACGATCTTGGCCATACCGACCTCGTCGTACATGAAGTACGTGAAGGTCTCGGCCCACTCGGGCACCTCGGTGGAGATCGGCACCAGCGTCAGGCCCACCATGGGCGGCAGCTTCTTGTCGTAGGTCCGCGTCTTGACGTAGTCCAGCTGGCGGGCGCTGTAGAGACCTTCGTCCTCGCGCATGCCGGCCAGCGCCACGACGATCTTTTTGACGGCCGGCAGGTCGGCCTCGTCGTAATGCTCGTGTTTTTCCATGCTGATTCCCAATGAAAAAGGCCCCTACGCGGGGCCTTGGGGTGATTGCGGATGATGGCGGCTGGATCAGGGCGCCGCCGGGGCGGCAAAGGGCGCTAGCAGTTCGATCAGGGCGATCTTCCCGCCAGACACCTCCACGGCACCCGACCGGAAGACGGCGTTGGGCACACTGGTAGCGCCGCTGTCCGATACGGTGCCGTCAGCCGCGCAGCGGACCAGGCCATCCTTGGTCACGGCGCCACCGGCCGACACCTTGGCCCAGCCGCGGCGAACGCGCAGCACGCTCACGGCGTCAAACTCGCGGTAGCCCCCCTCGCGCGGGATGGTGTGCGTGTGCAGCGCCAGGCCGCGGATGCGAGAGCCTGGGCCCGCGACGATGCGGTCGTCGGTGGTGTCGCCCACGATCACGCCGGGGGCAATATCCCCTGCGGCGGCGTAGGTCTCGACATCGTCATAGCCCAGGTCTGCCTTCATGCCGGCGTAGGCCGGCTCCATGCGGTCATCGTAGATGGCGGGCATTATTCGCCTCCTTTCTTCAGGTTCGCCAGGTAGGCCGAGCGGGCCGCGCTGGCCGATTTGGGCGGCGGCGCGCTATCGGAGCGCTGCTGCCGGGCGGCCGAAGGGTCACCGCCGGCCAACTCGCGGCGCTGCGTCTCGACGGCATCCTGCCGGCTCTTGGCTTCGCCCACGGCCAGATCGAACGCCGCCTCGATGTAGCCGTCGGACTTGTCGGCCAGATCGGCCGAGTCGCCACGGACCGCCTTGATGACGCCCTCGCGCAGCGCGCGGTCGCTGCTGTCGGCCTTGAATGCCACCTTGTGCTCGGTGGCCACCGCTTCCAGCTTCACGCGGGCCAGGGCCGCACCCTTGGCGTCCTGGCGGGCCTGCTCGATGCCGTGCTCCGCCTGGTCCGCCCTGGCCTTCTCGGCATCGGCGCGGGCCGCCTCGGCGTCCGCCTTGCTGGTGGCCGTTTTCAGGTCGGCCCGCAGGCGGTTGATCTCCTGTTCGACTTCGGGCGCGGCGTCATAGGACAGGCCGTTGTCGAGTCGGATCTTGACCGTGCTCATGTCATGTTCCTCATCGGTTTTGGTTACGGCGTCTGCCGCGTCTAGATTCAAGCGCGCATTGCCTGCGCGCCCACGTTTCACCACGGCGAGGTGGTTGTATCGGATGTGCCGCTGGACGATGTCGTACGGCTCGCCCTGTGGCGATACCCCGGGGGTTTCGTCCAACTCGAGCTCGTAGCCCAGCGACAACTCCTTGTTACCGGCGTCCACGGGACCGGTATCGAAGATCTGGATGTCGCCGACCATGTTCTGGCCGTCCTGGCGCCCTGCCGACAAGGCCGTGCCGATCATGTGCTGGCGCACGTTCTGGGCGTTGACCTTTCCCGGGTGGCCGTCAGTGATCGGCTTTCCCCGCAGGCTGGCCAGGGAGTCGGCGTTGAACACCTCCTCGGGCGGCCGGTACTCCCGGCGCACGCGGCCCGCGCCGTCCCGGTATTCGAAAACGCCGGTACGCGTCAGCACGGGCGTGTCGACCAGGTAGCCCTCGTCCGTGCGGGTCGCCCTGAGCGGCGCCCGGTCATATCGCATCACCATGGGATTTCCTTCAATGAACAATGAGGGCGTCCAGATCGTCGAGGGCCGGCAGAATCGCCTCGGCCCAGCACCGGCAGCGGATGGGCTTGCCGGGGTGGCCGTCCGGCGGCGGGTCGTCCCAGTTGAATTCCTGGCCTTCGCGGTCGACGTGTTCATCGCGCTCGCGGTCATCCAGGACGCCCCGCCACCGGTACCTCTTGACGCCGATATTGGTCTGCCGGTACTCGGTCAGGTTGCCGTTCAGCTTACCGATCTGGTCGCGGGCGATCAGTTCGGCGCGCCTGCGCGGCAGGTCATAGGTTTCCCGGATCTCACGGGTCATGTCCCGCAGGGACGTGCCCCTGTGAACGGCGGCAACCACCCGGCCGTGCAGCGAATCCAGGTATTGCTCCGGAATGGACTTGATCAGGCCGATGTTCTCGGCCTCCCAGGGACGCAGGATGCGGGCCAGGGCCGGCTCGGCCTTGAACACGTCCACGCCGTAGGCGCGCCGCAGCATCCGGTGGTACTGCTCCTTGTTGTATCGCTCGACGCGCTGGGACACCAGCGACGCCAGGCTCTGCGCTTTGCCATCCGTC